ACTTTACTTACAGAAAAGTTAATGGACGAAGCTGATAGAGTTTACTTGGATAAATACAAGGAAGAGTTGTCTCATCAATCAGGGATGGTTGAGTTCTTGCATAGATTCACAAATGAAAAGTTTACAGACTTGACAGGATTCTTCAGCATATAATACGCATACAAAACAAAAAAAAGAGTTAACAATCAGGAGTAGTCTTTTGCCGATACAAGTAAAGACAAAAAATTAAAACAAAAAATCATGAACAATTTAGGTAAAGCAGTAGTAGTAGCACATCCAGAAACAGGTTTGTTAATCACAAGATTCAAAACTGAATCAGGTGCAGAATTTGGTAAAATTAGAGTTGATCAAGCAGAATTACAAATCAGCAATGGTTTCAGTAGATTTGCAAAAAGAAGTGCATTTATTACAGTAGAAGGAACAACTGCTGATGTATTGCAAGGGATGTTGGTTGAAGGGCAGCCTTATCCAATGGCAGGTAAAATTGTAGTTACTGAAAGTACTAGACCATTTTACCCTGGCCAAGAGCCAAAGAGAAAAGGAAAAGACGGAGCAATCATTTTAAGTAATGGACAACCAGTGTATAGAGACACTGAGTTCACTTCAGATTTGAATAGAGAAGATGTTTTTATCGCTTCAGATTCAAATCCAGGAATGAATACTGCACATGCAGGAAACGCCGCTGAGTAGTTTTCTCATTTTTTTTAGTTTTTGAAAGGGGGAGTAATTAACCCCCTTTTTTTATTAATCATTATTACACAAACAAAATGTCAAAAAAATTAGAAGTTACAATAAAAAGAAGCGGCAAGTTAACATTAACTGAGATTAATGCTCTAACAACAAAAGTATTTGATGATGCTCAAGCAGTAGTTTCTGCATGGAATTCATCTTATGAAGAAACATTTGACTTTCAAAGAAAGATTAAAGCTTTAAAAACTAAGCATGGAATATTGGCTGCTGAACGCGCAATTGTTTTCATAGCTACCAAGCACAAAAAAGTTTCATTCAATATCGTATCAAAAGAGTATTCAACTGCACTTGAAGCGTTACATAAACAATTCAAAAAGCAAAATGTTGGAACATACAAAGGATCTCCTTCTTTTGAGAAAGTAAAGAATCAACTTATTCTTGCTCAGGTAGACAATGTAAACATAATGGGCTTAGCTCAATCAATATCTTTGTCTCTAGTTAGATCTTAAAACGTTTCCCCATCGTCTAGCGGTAGGACGTAGGCCCGTGTGCCTGTAACAGCAGTTCGAATCTGCTTGGGGATCTAAAACAAAACAAATGAAAAGAAAATTAATTGAACAAGTCCAAGAAAAGTTTATCGTATGCGACAATGTTAATTGTGATTACGAAATACCTTTTGATGAAAAATTAAATCTTCTTGAATACATAGGAGAGCCTTGTCCTTGTTGTGGAGATAATCTTCTTACAATAGAAGATTACTTAACTAGCTTGAAAATTCAAAAAACAATAAATTTCATCAACAAATGGTTTAGCTGGTTAACTTGGTTTAGCGGAAGAGTTAAAGAAAAAGACAAAACAAAAGTAAGTGTCCACGTCCACAAAGGAATAAAAATATCAAAAAATGAGTAGAACATTTGGAATAGCAGATTTGCATTTTGGCCATGAAAAAATGGCTATAAAAAGAGGTTTTTTAAACTCAAAAGAACATGATGAATTCATTATAGAAAACTGGAACAAAGTTGTAAAAAAAAGAGACAATGTAATAATCTTTGGAGATATTACAATGGAAAAAAAAGGTTCATACTACTTACTCAATAGAATGAACGGAAGGAAAACAGTAATAGGAGGAAATCACGATATGCCGCAACATTCATCAGAACTACTGAATTATGTATCTGGAATTTGCGGGATGATGAAAAGAAAAGGATTTATCTTAACTCACTGTCCAATTCACGAAAGCCAATTAGAAGGCTTTTACATTAATATTTATGGCCACGTACACGAAAAAACTTTAAATGATAAGAGATATATCAACATATCATGCGAAGTTATAGGCTACACTCCGGTGTTGTTGTCTAATTACGTTAACAAAAATGGCGAAAAAAAACCTAGAAAAGATGAATAATATCAAAGAAGGAATACTAGCTAATCCAGAATTGCTTTTATTATACGGATTTAAGGAGCGTAAAGGACCAGTAATTGATAATTATTCAATTAATATAAGCAAAAATAAGTTAGAATATAAAGAAATTAGTGTAACTTTAAGCCCTGGAAATCAATACATAATGGTAAGACAAGGAGACTTAAATAAACCTAGACATAAAGACGACGTAGTCACATTATACAATGGAGATTATGACGGAAAACTTGAAATGTTTAGATTGAACAGCTTAATTTATGGTCTAACAGGAAAATGGTTAAAAGTCGTTGACTCAATAAAAAAGTGTTAACAAGAAGAAATAGACGCCGGTAACAGGTGATCAATCTTTCCTTATATACAAGGAATGGGCAGCAAGCTTTAGACACTTGCCTTTGTCATCGAAAGATGCCATCGTATCATTGGGAGCAATGAATTGTGCGGGAGGACGTAAAGTCCTTAATTAAAATAAAATAAAACTATGATCATGGGATTCTTCGACAGAAAAAAAAAAGAAACAAAAGTAGTTAAAAATACTTTTGTGCAAAATTTAATTGCAATTAGTACGCAATTAGCAGAGCTTGCTAATAAAGCCTTAAAAGAAAAAGACAAAAGCGTTCAATTTATTCATTTAGCAGGTTCTTCAAATCCTTTAGATGATAATGAAAAGTCTCTTGCGGTTATGGGCAATTCTGAAAGTTTAATCAATATGCTTCAATCTGCAGGTTTAAAAGAACCTAGTTTTGCAAAAATGTTAATTACTGCCGCTGAAAGATTGGTATCTAAAAGCAATGAATTTTCTAATTTTCAAGACGAAATAAAAAGAGGTGAAGATTGCATGTGTGAAAATTGTCAAATGGAAAGAGCAATGATTGGTCAAGGAGTAAAGTCAATGGAAGATCTTTCAATTGAAGAAATCACAAGAATGAGTCCTGAAAAAATGGACGAATTAGTAAAAAAAATTGTTAAGTCCTCAAAACAAGGTTAGAGAAGAAATTCAAAACAAATCTTTGAAATTGTCTCAAGACAATCAAAACATTGTTTTGGAGTGGGCTACAGGTGCCGGTAAAACTTACGCGGCAGTTAAGATAGCGGATGATATCATCAAGAAAAACAAGAATGCAAGGGGGTATTTGATATGTAAAGAAAGTACGCATAAAAAGAACTGGGTCGACGACATAAAGCTTCATAAGATGGAGCGAATTTTAAAAAATGTTGAAACAGTTCTTTACGCGTCTTTACATAAAATAATTATCCAAGCGGACTTTATTATTCTTGATGAATGTCATGCGTTAACTGACAGAAGAGTGGCAGAATTGCAAAGAATAGTAGGAAATAATACAAAGATTATCTTTTTATCTGCTACCATTCCAGAAGATAAAAAAGCGTTAATATCCCTTCTTTCTAGAAAAAAAGTAGAATATTACACAATAACTTTGTTAGACGCTATAAATCTCAAACTTCTGCCAAGACCTAAGGTTATAGTTCATAGTTTAAAACTTTTAGACAATGAAGATAGGCCTTATGAATTTACTATGACAAAAGGAGTTAAATCAAAATCAGTAATTAAAACTGTAACTTTTAAAGAAAGGTGGAAAATATTTAATTCTTATAATCATATACAATTAAACGTTTTATGTAATCAATTAGAGTATTACACTTATCTAACAGATCAGATGAATTATTTAGATGCTAAAATAAAAGAAACTTTTTCAGATTTTTTTCAAAGAATGATGATGAAAAATAAATTCTTAAACATAGCTTCTAAAAGAAAAAAGTTTATAGCTTCAGCTAAAACAAAAAAAGCAAAAGAAATTTTAATGTCTTTTGCAAATTCAAGACATATTTGCTTTACAGGCTCAATAGAACAATCTTTAGAGTTAGGGGGAGCAAGTAGTGTTAATTCAAAAAATCACAAAAAAGTAAATCAAGAACTAATAGATGGATTTAACAGTAAAATGTATTCTATGCTTTTTGCTGTAAATATGCTAAGAGAAGGACTTAATCTTACTGAAATACAGAAAGGATTGATAATTCAATTAGATAGCACAGTAGGTTCTTATTTTCAAATGTTAGGCAGGATGTTAAGACATGAGTTTCCTGAAGTTCATTTAATTAAACTGATAGATACTCAAGACGAAAAATACTTTGAAAGAGCAATGATTGATTTTAGCGAAGACTTTATAGAAAATAGATAAAATGGTAAATATTAGTATAGACTTTGAACTTTTAAAAAAGTTCAATATTAGTGTTAATGAATATTTAATACTATACGACGTGGCCAATGACTTTACAATTTCTGGAGTATTCAACTACAATGCTTCTGAGTTAGTTGAGCTTGAAAAAAAAGCTTTACTTAAACTTACAGAAGAAGGTATCTTTTTAAGAGGAAAAGCAACAGAAATCTTTTCAACAAAGGAAGATTACTTTTCTCAATGGATTGATTTGTACCCAACAGCTGTTAAAAAGAACGGAGGAGGCAGCAGAGCTTTAAGCCCAGCTTCTGCTGATACAATTTTAGGTTCAAAATTGAGAAAAAAATGGGACCTTGTATTTAAGAAAGACATTGAAAAACAATTGTTTGCAATAGAAGTTTTAAAGGCTGAAGTAGCAGACAAGAAGAGATCTGGCGATTTAGAATACATGGTCGAAGCTGCAAGATGGTTAAATGAAGGATTTCACGAGAAATTCGCTCATTTAGTCGTAAAAACTAATGAAGTTGAAACTAACTACTCCAGTGAGGATTGGCTATAATGAAATTGAAAAATGACAGGAAAGAGAGAAGACGGGAAGGTATTCCAAAGAATTGAAGAACTAAAACAAATTAAAGCTGACAAGGAAAGCGGAAGGATTTTTTGTATTCCCTTCGAATCTTATCCTAAATTATCAGCTTCAGTTCCTGGTATAGTTCCAGGAATGATAACAATGATTACTGCAGGTTCAGGTGTTGGTAAAACCCAAGTCACTAAAGCATTAGCTGTTAGAGAACCTTTAGAATACGCAAAAAGAAATAATATCAAATTAAAGATATTCTACTTTGCACTTGAGGAAAGCAAGCAAGAATTCATAGATACAATGATTTGTAATTATGTTTCCAGCAAAGGAATCAAGTTAGACCTACTTACTTTACAAGGTTTTAGAGTGAATGCTTTATCTGAATCTTCTATGAAAGCAATAGAATCTCATTTAGATGATATTGAAGAATTATTAGAATCTGTTGAAATTATAGATTCAGTGTATAATGCAACAGGAATTTACAAATACTGTAGAGACTATGCAGACAAAAATGGCAAACATGTTTATGAAGACAGGGAGTTTATTAAAAAGAAAAATGATGGAAGTACTGAAATTGAAACAGTTAAAGTATACTCTCATTATGAAGCCAATGACCCGCACGCCATTACCATCGTGGTTGTTGACCACTTAAGTTTACTTGTTCCTGAAAAAGACAAAGTAACAGGAAACATGATGAGTCAACATCAAACAATGGCAAAATGGAGCACAGATTATTCTTTAAAACAACTTACTAAGCACTGGAATTGGGCAGTAGTAAATGTTATTCAACAAGAACAATCAGGAGAAAAAGAACAATTTACTAACAAAGGCGATAGTATCGTTAAAAAAACAGAACCTGCATTAAGCAACTTTGCAAACAACAAGGAAATACAAAGAGACGCTAAGATTGTATTAGGAGTATATTCTCCTGATAGATACGGATTTGAAGATTATCATGATTACGATATCAAAAGGTTTAGAGATTCGTTTAGAGCAATAAAAGTTCTTAAAAACAGATTTGGGCCTCCAAACAAGTATGTTCACATGCTTTTTGATGGTGCATCAAATAGATTTGAAGAGTTGCCTTTGCCAAATGAATCACAGAAATTGGTTAAGTTTTATGAAGCTGCAGATAAGCTTCTTGGCAGAACTGGAAATCCAGTTAAAAAGTTGGGAATTAGTACAGGATTCGGGAGTTAATTATGGAGAGTCAAGTTTCAAAATTAAAACTAAAATCTAGATCAGAATTTATTAAACTTAAAGATTTCAAAACTTCTTCAGAAGGAAGTTCAAAAAGAATAAAATTAAGCTCAATAGAAGAATATTACATTTGCTCAAAAGGCAAACTTACAATATTTCATTCAGGAAGAAAGTCAATGTTTGAATACAAAGACCCGGTAATGACAGAGAAACTACTAGACAAAATTGACGCTCTTTTTAACATAAAATTGTTATGAAGTTATATTGTTTTGCAGTAATGAATGGGTTTTTAAATCCTCCCGTAATGTATTTAATAGGAAAAAAAAATCTTGTTAAAGAAGAAAAAAAAAGGATAAAATCTTTTAAAAAACAATTAAAAAGAAAAAAAAATGAGTGAAAAGTCACACGTAGGAATGGGATTCTTAATTTGTCCTGTAACCGGAAACAAACATTCTGAATCTGTTTTGTTAGACAAAAAAATGGAAGACAAATTAGACAAAGAAAACTTTCTTGGATATGCTTATTGTCCTGAGGTAGCAGAAAAAATTGCAGAAGGTTATGTTTGCCTTATTGAAATTAAGAATGAAAATTCAGACAATGAAAAAAGAGTAAGCATGAAAGATGCTGACAGAACAGGAGTTTATTGTTTTATTAAAAAAGAATTAGCAAAAGACATGTTTGGAATAGAAGGAGAAGTTGAAGAAATTCAATTTGTTTCCCCTGAAGTTACAGAGTTTCTTGCAAATCTTAAAACAAAAACTGAAGAAGAAAATGGAGAGTCTTCAGAAAAGTCAGAGGTTTAATGTAGGCAAAATAAAATGGACACTAGTTCATTTCAAGTCTATAGAATGCATGGTAGAAGTACTAATGTTTGGTAGTTCTAAATATTTTACTATCTTTGCTCCTAAACTGGAAAAAACACTAGAAAAATGGAATGTAAAGACTGTAAGAAAGACAGAATTATTAAAGCAAAAGGACTTTGTTCAAGTTGCTATGAGAGACAATTGCTTGATAAGAATCCTGAGCGTAAAAGAATTGTCAATGAATACAGAAAAGAGTATCACAAAAAAAACGCTGATAAACTTAGAGAGTATTACAAAGACAGGGAAAAACTTAGAAGTACCGATCCAGAATACAAATCGAGGAGAAGAAATTCTTTCTATCTTAGAAAATATGGAATCACATCAGAAGAATTTGACAAAAGAAAGGAAAAAGGTTGTGAACTTTGTGGAGAAAAATCTACCACTATGCACGCAGACCACGACCATGACTCTGGGAAATTTAGAGGTGTGCTTTGCAGTAAGTGCAATAACGGGCTTGGATTCTTCAATGACAACTCTTCGAATCTTAGAAGAGCTGCTAGATATATCGATAGATTCAAGTCTAGTAACTAATAAAGGAGAAGGCAATTGGAAAATAAGTTTAAATCTAAAAGAGATTGAAGACAGTATGCAAAGACATTTAGCGTCATTAATTGACGGAGAAATTAAAGATCCTGAATCAGGACTATATCACATTGGTCATATTATGTGCAATTGCATGTTCTGGATGTATCATTACACTAAAAACATAAAAGATGCTGAAGAAAAGAATTGAGAAAAAAATTGACTTTTTTAGAATACAAATAAAAAAAGAATCAATAGCAGTTCCAGGAAAAAAATTTCTTTGCATAAAAAATGTAATAATGAACGGTACAAAAGAAATTGCATACACAAAAGGAAAAGTTTATTATTCAGAAATGAAAGGAAACTTAACTGACAATTCAGGATCAGTAGACCACGGAACTCCAAATGAATTTCTTTTAGAGTATTTTAAAATAAATAGTAACAATTAAAACAAAGAAAATGAAAAGAATTATTAGTTTTCTGTTTGGCACAAGTCAAAACAAGCTTTATCTTAAGTCAACAAAGGTTTTAAGTTCATTTAATGAAGCATTAGAAGCATTGAAAAGTATCAATGATAAAGCAAGCGAAGAAGTTTCTAAAAAAGCAACAGAAATTGCAAAAATTGAGTCAGACATTGCAACATTAGCTTCAATTAAAGTTAACAATGAAAAAATTATTGCTAACATAGAAAAAATTCTTAGTTAATGAATGTTGAATTAATTTCCAAAAGCGTTGGCGTAAATAGTTACGTCAACCTTGATGGAGCTCAAATTATAGCGGCAGTTGCAAGACACGGAACAATTAAAGATGATAATGGAAAGCTAATTGCTTTTTTAATAAATCATAAACATTGGTCTCCATTACAACATATTTTCTTTGGATTTAAAGTAACTACTAGTAGAGCAATATCTGCGCAAATTTTTAGACACAGATCCCTTAACTTTCAAGAAACATCTCAGAGATACGAAGAAATTCCTAGTTATGAAGAAATTGAATTGAGAATGGAACATCCAACTAATCGTCAGAGCAGTACAGATGTTTTTGACCCACCAATTTACGAAGGAGCAATAACTAATGCCTCTATTGGAATAGATAATTATTTGAGAGAAGGAAAAAGACTGTATCAAGAATTAATAAAAGCAGGAGTTGCTAAAGAATGTGCTCGAATGATTCTACCTATGTCTAGTACAACTACTATTCATATAAGCGGAACATTAAGGGACTTATTAGGTTTTCTGAATGTGAGAGCTGATAAGCACACACAGAAAGAATGTCGTGAGATTGCATTAGCAATAGGCGCGGCAATTGAATTAGAATTGCCTCAAATGTTTAAAGACATTGAATGGCAAGAAGGAATGTTTATGTAATCTTTAAATAAATAAAAATGAATGAAATTTTAAAAAAAAAGAAATTAACTGAAGTTAATCAAGTTCCTAATTTTGATCACGATGACAAAGACATTGTGAAAGCAATTGGAGTTCCACACTTAATTGAAAGTATTTCTGAAAAGATGAAGACTTTAGTTAAAACAACTTCAATAACATCTCCATCTAGAGTTGTAGAATATTTCTACAATAATTTTAGTTTAATTGAATTGTCTTTTATGGCTATGCATTCTCTTGGACATCCAAAAGATCAACAAGAAGAAGAATTTCCAAAAGAAGAAACAATTTAAAAAAAAAGTAAAATGATATTACCAAAAAAGAAAAGGCCTGCTATTAGAGTTGACCCTAAAAGATTATTATTGTTTGGACCTCCTAAGATAGGAAAAACAACAATTGTATCTGCATTGGAAGATTCTTTAATAGTGGATATGGAAGAAGGATCAGATTATGTGGAAGCAGCAGTCGCAAAGGTAAAAAGTTTAGCAGAATTTGCTGAACTTATAAAAGCTTTAAAGGAAGACAAAGAGGCAAATAACGGTAGAAAGCCTTATAAGTATATCACTATTGATACTTTGTCTGCTCTTGAAGAGTTAGCTTGTCAGCTAGCTGTTAAAGACTACAAAAAGTCTCCCATGGGAGCAAACTACACCGGTACAGACGTTAGAACATTGCCTAATGGAGCAGGATACGCTTGGACTAGACCTGCATTTGAGAAAATGCTTAAATCTTTTGAGCCTTACTGCGACACTTTGATTATGATTGGACATATTAAAGAGAAAGATTTCACTAAAAATGGAGAAACTCTTACTGAAAAATCAATTAACCTTACCGGTAAAACTAAAGACAGTATTTGCGCTTGGGCCGATAGCATTGGATTAGTTTTCAGGGATGATAACAAAACAATGATTGACTTTATGCCATCTGAAAGTCTTTTAGTTGGAAGCAGGCAAGTTCACTTACGAGGAGCAAAAGTCTGTATTGCTACAAGCAATGAAAAAAACGAGATTTCTGTAGACTGGACGACAGTTTTTGTCGAAGGCGCCAGAACGGATCTACAAGAGTAAAACAAAATTAAATTTTAGAATTAAAACAAAGAATTATGAACATAAACATAGTATTCGGAACAATTAAAAAAGCAGGTAGAGACTTAACGTCAAATGAGAAATATGCTGGAAAAGCTGTAGTTACAGTTGAAGGCATTAAAGGAGAAGGTAAATCAAGAAGAGTATTGTTCAATTCGACCGCGATGGAATTGTTAAAAATTCCTGCAGGGGCACAGCAAAACTTAATCTTTGGATTCGTAGAGGCAGATGAATTAGTTAATAGAAAATTGTTAATTGCAAATGCAGACTTACTTCCTGGAAAAGAAGATACTGTAGTTTACAATGTTTCTAAAAACAAAGTTTCTTACGAAGAAACAAAAGAAAAAGGAAAAGCTATTGCTAGCTCTGCTTTACACAAAGAAATAAATTCTTTCTTAGAGGTTGACGAGAATATCTCTCACGAGTATTCTTTAGTTTTCTTCGGAGAAAGTGCTGGATTAGATCTTTATGAATTTGTAAAATTAAATCTTGAAGAAGATGGAAAGTCTATCAACGATTTAGTTCAAAATCCATTGAGCTACACTGGATATCAACAAGCAGATTTAATGGAAGCTTCTTTAGACAATGATTTTGTTATCAACAACGATGATGATTTTGCAGACCCTAACGAGGTAAAAACTGAAGAAGCAATCAAAGTTGCCGATGAATTAGAAGAAACTATTGAAGAAACCACTGAAGAAGTTTCTAGCTGGGAAAATAATTTTTCTGCTGAGTAATTAGTGTAGTTATCAATAAAAATAAAATTCATTTAAAAAAAAAAGATTATGACAGCATTTGGAAAGAGCATTGAAGTAAAAGAAGGAGCAGCAAGAGTTTATTACACAGGAGTAAACAATTTTGATGTTATTGCCGTTAACCCAACTAAAGAAGAGTTGGGTAAAATCTACGGAAGAGACGTAGAATACGATCCTGAATACGTAGGAACAACTAATGTTTCTGATGCAGGAGGCGAAAGAGAGGTTAGTCAAGTTAGAATTGATTTTTACTTAAGAAATGAAGCGGACAAAATTAACGTTAAAGCTTCTTTTTACATCTCTGACACTTATCACAAGTCTGCCACTGGTAAACTAAAAGTAATAAACGACTTTGGTAATACTACTTGGCTAACTGAAACTGACATCAAAGGAGGCACCGCTCCAGATAATATGGGATGGTACAACATGAGCGGAGTTAAAGTTGCTAAAAGAGGAGAAGAGGAAATTATTGATTTCTTAAAGAATTTACTTAATCTTCCTATCGACTTGAGAAAACTTTCAGATTTATCTGAAGCTCACGCAAAATTTCCTAAAGAAATTTTAGCAGCTATGTTTAAAGGGGATGTTTCTTTATTGAAACAAATCGTAGATTCAAGTAACAACAAAATCGGTGTTTTGTTAGGAGTGAAAACAAATGCAGAAGGAAAAATCATGCAAGCTGTTTATACTAAGAAAACTCTTAGACAGTATGTTTTACACTCTAATAAAGCAGATAAATTCAAATACCTTCAAAAAGATTTAGCAGATGCTAAAGCTAATGGAGCTTACGGAAACGTAGACTTCGGAAGAAATGATTTGGTTTTTAGAGAGTTTGTTATTACTCCTACTGAGATTTCTGCGAGTAATTTGCCTGCTGAAGAAGATGTTTTCCCTTCAGCTGAACCAGAGGAAGAAGACTGGTTGAATTAATATTAACGGGGGAGAAATCCCCCTTAATTAAATTGTATGCTAAAAAAAAGAAAAGAACGCAAAGTTTTTGAAAAAAAATTTAATCCTGAATTAATTTTGGATTATGATAAAGAGTTTGTTTTAAAAAATCTTAAAGTTCTTTACCCTCCTGGAACAATTGTGGACCAAACTACAGCTTATGAAGGATTGGGAGCCGAGTCTATTGAAATTAGAGGTAATTCACTTGAGTATGCAATAAATGAAGAAGGAACAAATATAGCATTTGGAGGAGTAGGAATTTGGCATTCAGCACACAAAAAATTACCTAAAATAATAAGCAATGTTCAAAAAAAGAGAAGAGAATAAGCAGTACTCCGAAGAGAATTTATTGTTAATAAAGTATTTAGACTTGCAAACTGATGAATATATCGCTAAATTCATTAAAAGTAAATACAAAGAAGGCCAATATGTTAACGTTGCTTCAACTGGAACTGCAGGAGGATTAAGAGTTAAGATAATTCACGATCGAGTAGATATTCACAGATTGGAAAAGTACACTAAAATTTACATAGGAACTGCAAAAGTTTGGGATAATGAAATCACAGACTCAGGTAAGTTTAAAGGAAAGTCAAGATTAGCAAAAATTGTACTATGAACGGGTTTAAAAACAGGGAATTCAAAAAACTCCCAACAGAAAATGACATATTAGCACTAGTTAACGATATTGATATATTTTCATTTTACTTAGGCGGAATACCAAAAAAGTTAATTTGCAGTCCTTTAAGAAATGACAAGGTCCCTTCTTTTGGATTATTTAAAAGTGATAAGTACAACAAAACTCTTTACAAAGACTTTGCAAACGGAGAATCAGGAAATTGCTTTGTATTCGTAAAAAAACTATTTAATCTGCCAAAAATTACAGATGCTTACACAAGAATAGCTTCTGATTTTATGATGACTCAGTTTGAAATTCAAGCGCCTATTCCTTTTTCTGGATTAAAAAGTTATGTTGCAAAAAGCAACCAAGGTAATCTCT